TGGAGTGACGTGCCAGCTTCTTCAGCCGACCCAGTGCTCTTTCTGACGATTTGCAACTGGGCAGCCAAGTCGGCCAAGGCAGGCAGACCGGTTTCGCCAAGGGCCGCATATTGCGCGCTGAGGCTTGGCAGTATCCGCGCTTGGTCTGACAACTCGACAGCGCCGCGCTTGCCTGAAGTTGCCAAGATATCGAGCGCTCGAGCGGAATCAGACGCGGCAATGTTGAAAGCCGACGTTGAACTGTAGAGGCCCTGAGCGAGCTCGCCGGAGTCGGCTTTGTACGCAAATGAAGCCTTGTTGATAGGCCCAGCCATTGCCGAAGATTGCTGTTCTGAAGCACCCAGCCCGATAAGCGCGTCGGTAGTTCTCGCCGCTGCCTGAGCGCCGACGCCCGTCGAAATGCCGCTCTTCCGAATTTCATCATTCAACCGACGCATGGATTCAGCCGTGCCGTCGATTTTCTGCCGGATGGACTCGAGAGCGCCTTCGAACTGGGCAGCCTTCACCGTTGGAAATACCGCAACAGCAGTCAAAGCGGCTGCCTGAGCACCAGCGGCTTGCAGATCCTGAAGCGCTTTATCTCGGCGCTGAACAAACCCGTTCAGCCTCCGGTCGAGGTCTGTGAGTGACTTTGCAATTTTCAGCGCGTTACCGGTCACGCCGTCCAAAAGTGAGAGTCTCAGGCTGGCTTCTTTTGTGACTTTCATAGTTTTTTCCTATCGATATTGAAATTTCAATAAGCATAGTCTATCAATTCAAGTCAGACAATGTTATGAATAAGCCAATATCCATCAAGGAAATTGAACAATGGATCACACAGTTAAAGCCGCAACACCTGAAGAAATTCAAGCACATGAGGCCAGAAAGGCAGCTGCAAACCAGCCCCCAGCACGTCAAGTTCTGCCCGAAGGCTTTCAATCGGAAAAAACTATCAAGCTGACAATTCCGGTCGAATTCGGTGGCATCACTTATTCCGAAATCTCAATTCGTCGTTTGAAAGGTGCCGATTTTGCCCGATTGAAATCCGTTGCCGGTGACGCAGACGCTGGGCTTCTGTCTTTGGTTTGTTCGGTGCCGCCACAGGTTTTGGGTGAAATCGACGCCGACGATTATTTAGCTTTGGCAGAAGAGGCCCGGGATTTTTTGCCCCGCCGATTAATGGAGGAGGTCGCGCCGACTTCAGACGCTGGCCGGAGTTCGCAGCTGTGACAGCCCGTATTCTCCGATTCACGCGCAAAGACTTGCTGGACTGCCCCTTCGACGAGCTGGTCGAGGTGTGGCTCCCAGAAGTCGAGCGCCTTGCAAAAGGTTTCGATCAATGACCCGCCAGCGCAACAAAATCCGATTGTTCCAAGTGGATCTCGCCCGCGAGCTTGACGTGAGCGAAATGACGATCACTCGCGCCATGAAGTCCATTGGCCGTGACGGGCAGCGGGTGACCGAAATGGACGCGATCACAGTTATCACAATGGCAGAGCTCCAAGACTTGAAGATTGCACCGCATGTCACAGTCGAGATCATCAACACCTTTTCGCGTGAGCTTCTCTACGTGGCAAGCAATCCCCGCCGTACATGCTGGATCGTTTTTGCTGAGACGGTTCATGCCAGCTTTCAGCTTGCCAGTCTAAACGCAAGGCACCTTGCATCGACCTTGGACGCCTTGCCAATGGCTTTGACCGTTCCGCTGCACCAAGTGGTCGCCCGAGCAAAAGAGCGCCTGGAAGAGCTTAAAATCAGAAAGGCAGCCGCATGACCGACATCATCACCCGCGCGCAAACTCGACTTGGCAGCTTCAATGCCGAAGCACGAACAGTTGACCTGGTACTAGCAACCGAAACACCCGTGCGACGCCGGAACTGGGAAGATGGCACGTTTGACGAAATCCTGATCGTGTCTAAGTCCGCGATCAATCCCGAACGCCTCGACAGCATGGCATTGCTTGACAGCCACGACGCTTACTCAGGTCTCGACTCCCGGCTGGGTTCCATTGTTCCCGGAAGCCTTCGGTTTGACGGCAAGACTGCCATTGTCACCGCCAAAATCAGCCGGAATGAAAAGGGGGAATCCCTCTTTCGCGATCTCGAAGATGGGCATGTCCTGGGGGCGTCGGTCGGCTATCGGATCGACAGTATCGAAAAAACCGAAGCCCCAGCCGGTGGCACCGCAATCGTCCGGGCAACCCGCTGGACGCCCCTTGAAATCAGCATCGTGAGTGTTCCGGCAGATCCGGCTGCATCAACACGCGCTTTTGAAAACACAGACACTGAAAAGGAAAACAACATGAATGCCGAAACTATTACTCGCGCTGAACGCAAGCGCATCGCAGACATCAATGAGTTGGCCCGTTCTGCCAAAATTGACCTGACCGACGAACTGGTTGTTCGCGCTGTTGAAGATGGCACTGACATCAACGCCTTTCGCGCTGCCATGCTCGATAAGTTGGTAAAGCGTGAAGAGGCAGCCCCAACGTTCCCAATCGTGGAAACGCGCGGCATGGGTGACCAGCTGCAAAAGCAGGTCGACGCCCGGACTGAAGCCATTGTAGCCCGTATGTCCGGCAAAGCCCCTGAGGGCAGCGCTCGCGAGTTCATGGGCCTGACCCTGCTCGACCATGCCCGTGGCCTTCTGGAAGCGCAGGGGGTCTCTACGCGCGGTATGAGCCGTGAGTCGATCCTTGGTTATCGTGGTCAGCGTTCTATGCACAGCACAAGCGACTTTCCGCTCTTGCTTCAGGGTGCCGGTGACCGCGTCTTGATGGAAGCCTATGGCAACACAGCATCGCCTCTCAAGTCGATGCTGAGCCGTCAGTCGACAGCGAAAGATTTCCGCGCGAAAACCAAGCTGAAAGTGTCTGGCGCTGGCCTTCTCGAGAAGGTAACCGAAGGCGGTGAAATCACTTCGACGACCCGGAGCGAAACCTCTGAGTCCTACAAGATCGAGTCCTTTGGCCGCATCTTCTCCATGTCATTCCAGGCAATCGTGAACGACGATCTGAACGCGTTTGGAGATTGGGCCCGACAGGCTGGTATCATGGCTGCCCTGACCGAAAACAAGGTCCTGCTCGACCTGTTCCTCGCCAACAGTGGTAACGGCCCTACGATGGGTGAAGACTCGAAAGCGCTGTTCCACATTGATCACGGCAATCTTGCCAGTGCCGGCACCGCATTGACCGAGGCAGCGCTCACAGCGGCTGTTCTGGCCTTCCGCAAACAGACGGTATTCGGCGGAAAAATCCGCATGGCGCTTGCCCCGAAATATCTGGTTGTTGGCCCAGAGCAGGAAATGACAGCACAGAAATTACTTGCGTCGATCTCTCCGGCAACGACCGCTGACGCCGTACCTGCAACCATTGGAAATCTCATTCCGGTTGTTGAACCAAACCTGAACGGCACATCGTTCTACTTGTTCGCAGATCCTGCCCAGAGCGCCGTTTTCGAATGGTCCTATCTGGACGGGTATTCCGGCCCCCAGATCGACAGCCGCGACGGCTTCGAGCGCCTTGGAACCGAGTTCCGAGCAGTCCTGCATTTCGGAGCTGGAGCGATTGACTATCGCGGCGCGTACCGGAACGCCGGAATCTAATAAGTTCGGGCTTGTCAAGCGAGCCTGAAACCGAGGGGTGATGCGTTGCGGCCTCCGCCCCCTCGAAGCCCGGCACTGTTGGAGGGGTCTTTCAGTGCCGGGCACCTTCTCTACAAAAGGATATTCTCATGGCTATATTCGACCGCCTCGACCGCATGAACAGCCGACAAGTTGACCGGGCATTCTCGCGCCGTGCTGTACTTCAGCCAATGGTCAAGACACCGAATGGCAGACCATCAATTGATTCCAGCCGACCGACGCAGAATATCAAGGGCATCTTCGACCAGGCAGCATCTTATCACCAGGTCGAGATTGGAGAGCGCTCAAGAAGCGGTAACGACCTGAGAGCACTTGCGACCGGATCAGAGTTTCAGTTTTCGTTTGACTTGACCCGGTATCCATATGCCGGACAGATCAAGCAAGGCGACCTGTTGACCTTGGATGATGACAGACAGTTCGAAGTCCTGACAGTCGAGCGTGATGGCTTGAGCCGGGCCGTGGCACGGTTGACCCGATACGAGGGGTGAACAGCTTGCCCCATTGCACCCGCCTTGCCTGAAATTCGCCTCTAGGAAGCTCACCAGCCGCGTTTAAGGATCAGCGACATATACACCTAGCCAAAAACACAGAACGCTCTCTAGTGGGGTTTATGTCGCGGAAAAATCGGGAGCTTGCATTTCGATAAGGAATCGCTTTTGCTGAAGAAAACGGAGATTTCTATGAGCGACTTTCTTCCTGGTACCGACGGTTTACTAAAGGCTATCGTGACGGCTCCTACCACTACCCATTATGAGTTCGCGGCTCATGTGAAAATGGGCTACGAGGGCTTTGTCGAGCAGGAACTGCTCCAAGCCTTTGATCGTCTACCCGCATATTTAGGCGGCATTACCTTCATCTCAGAAGACGATAAAAAAGAACGAATTCGTTTGTGCGAATTATGGCGGGAGAGTATCAACAACAGGCAGTCTATGCCCGTTTGGCTTTGATCGACCTGACATTGGACTCCCGTTTCTGTCCTGAGGTTATCTCAATTAACAGGGCAGCCCACGCATCAAGAGCCCGTCTCTTATCAGGCAAATAATCATTCAGGTCATAATGCATGCCGGTGACGGCTGCAGCGCCCCCTGTGTCTGAGGCGTGGGCAAGCACCTGAGATACAATGAAACGAGGAATCCCTACACACTCACCGGTCATCATCGTGGCACCAGTTCGCCGGAGATCGTGAGGCGTTGCCGTATCCATCTTCAGCTTATCAACAATTGCTTTCATCCCCTTTGATAGAAAATGAGAGTCCATCGGTGCCGGTTCATCGAGTCTAGGTGCCTGGAACACGAACCCATTGCCGCCGATTTTGTCTTTTGCCTCTTGAAGAATCGACATCGCGAGATCACTCAACGGCACGGCATGGGTTTTCTTCCCCTTCATTCGGATGGCTGGAATAACCCAGAGTTTGCTTTTGAGGTCGATCTCCGACCAATGTGCGCCCATAATCTCGCCACGACGCTGCAGCGTTACAGCGGCAAGCCGGAGGGCAATGCCCATGTGCTTGGGGAGTGCAAGCCCCTCGACCTCTTCAGGGCGCTCACAGGCCAACCAGAAGGCTTTGATTTCATCCTCAGTGAGCACCCTTTCCCGAGGGGCCGAGATGGGGGCCGATATACTCATGGCAGGGTTTGAATCGATCAGATCCATCGTCATGGCGAAACTTAATAGTTGCCTTATGATGTTCCGCACATGCCGCCCATTGGATGGTGATGATTTTGCCTGAGTCGACACAAAGTCACGGATCTCTATCCGGGTGATTTTTCCGACAGGTACTTTGCCAAACTTTGGTTCAACAAGATTCTTGAAAACCTGTTTTTCGCCCTTGATGGTACTCGCCCTCTTCGGAGTGGCCTTTGACCCGCCCCGGTGGCTTCCTTCCTCGCATGCAAGAAAATATGCATCTGCCAGCCCCGACAGTGTGCTGAGCTTCATTCTCCGCTCTTCGGCCTTCTTTGCCTTCGCAATGGCAACAACATCCTCACCGTGAGCCAGTTGCCCCTTGATCTTCCTGGCGTCATCCCGAGCTCTTGCAAGGCCAATAGCTGGGTACTTCCCCAGTGTCTTTCGTCGCTGTTCACCGGCATTGTTCCGATATCGCACCGACCATGTGCGGACACCACTATCTGTGATCCTAAGAATCAGTCCCGGCTCTACGTCATCCCGCAATTCGACCCGCTTGCCAGCGTCGACAATTATGCTCTTTATGATGGTATCTGTGATCTTCATTTTGCCCCCGGAAAAAGAGTCTGAGGATCAACAAGGATATCCACGGGGCACTCCGGGGGCACACTCTTGTTTCACCGACTGGCAAGTGATTGCATGAAAATGCACAAAAGGTAAAGAGTGAAGGCACTGAAAATAATGGGTTTCTTCACTTCTTTGCGCAAACTTGCAAAATAATTCTAAGTCGAAAAAAGGGACTACGAATCTGGGGGTCAGGAGTTCGAATCTCTTCGGGTGCGCCAATCCCTATTGAAAATCTCAC